TAATGTCTGGATAACTGTCCAAGCATCCACATCTTCGGGATCCATCGAATAAAATACCATAGGAACCACACTCTGTGCGCTGATAGATACATGACCGGTAATCTCAAGAGCAATCTGACCTTTTCCGTTCTTGGTTGTCTGAAGTGAAAAACCGCCGGTCGAGAGCGCATTCTTAATCTGAACAGCAACAAGACCGCCATCGGCTCTATCGCCTACCCACCAAATATCTGCAAAGTCTGTCTGTGCCAAATTTGCCCTGGGAACGATTGCACTCGTTTCCGCATTGATATCAGCAGCACCAAGTGCCATTCTGATTAATTCGGGACTTGTTCCAAGGGAAGTTGTTGAAAGTTTGCATTCCCAAGAATCAAGATGCTTGAGTTCTTTCATATTAACCGGTACATTATCCACATCTTCTCCAAGATCTGAATAGGTCGGTACGCAACTCGGATTAACACCACCGGTAGTTGCGCAAATAATATCTTCATCCGCAGGCGCAGCAGGTGCAGCAGGATTGAATCTTCTTAAAAGAACACCGGCATCCATCTGCAGAGCATTAAATGTGTCCTGGGGAATAACAGTAAATCTGCCCATTTCTTTTCCTCCTTAATAAGCCGTTAAAAATTCGGCTTGAATATTAATTAAAACACCTCTCACCAGTTCGTCTGGGTTTGAGATTCGTTGCGAAAACGGTCTACCCTCACAAATATACAATCTGCCGTTTTCGATCTGGATCGTAGGCGGTACCATCTTTGCGATATGCTCCGCAATTTCGGCTGCCTTTTCTTCAACAAACTTCCATGAAGTTGTATTCGTATCCCAAATCTTCGCAGACAGATTTATGACATCTTCGATGCTTCCGGTCGATACACTATATGCAATATATTTCTCGCCAGGATCTTCGGGTACTGTGTTTTCATCATAAGCCGGAATAGTAAAACTATTCCAAAATGCATCAAGTGCTTGCGCTTTATTCATTTTATCACCTCGGCAAAGCCTTAATTTCTTCTGCGCTCACTTGGCGCATATTCAAATTAGCGGATGCAGGTGTATGATTATCATCACCATCGGAAGTTACCCTAAAGAACTTTCCGTCTCTATCTCTCTTCAAATATGTGTTATATTGAAGATTAACATTTTTACGAGTTGTTATCGTATAAAGAGCGGTCACACCCTGCTTGTCTGCAATTCTCGCTTCCATGGAATTATCAAAAACGATTGCAGCCTGGATATCCGCACCCTCTTTCCAAACACTCGTATAACCGCCATAGCCATCCGGAGTTGTGGTCTTATCCATAATATAAACTTTTTCCATTGATTCGTCTAAAAGGCTCATGGTAACTTCCTATACGGATTAAGCATTCGATTGAACTGCGCATTATCGAAAATACTCATGCCGCCCTTTCCGCTTGAATTGGATCCTTTATTATATGAATACCCACCAAAACTTTCGCTCTGAAAAACAGAGTTGGCTTCGGAATCTGCACCGCCGTTCTTTGCCATCCAATCCTTTGCCCATTTATCCGCATCAAGAATTGCCTTGGGTACATCCATTAACCAGACGGATCCGTCAAAGGTTTTATCCGTTAAGGTTTCGGATTGATTAAAAACACCCAAAGGTATGCGGTCTCTAAATAAAGCAAAAAACTGACCGTCATCAAGCACTCTCTTTTTACCATCGCAGAAAATGTCACCGCCGATAATAGATATAAATCCATTATAGCGAACATAATCAAAATAGTTATGAAGATAAGCACAAATTTCAGTCAGCATCTTTCTTTTTACCTTTCTTCTTGGGTTTCGGTTCTTCGACTATAGGCTCCTCTTTCGGCTCGGCTTTCGGCTCTGCTTTCTTCTTCTCTTTTACAAGTTCGATGACCGGCTTGCCCCTGCGGTTATTGCCGGTTGATAACTCGTTGATTCTTTCTTCAGAAACCGAGAGTCCTGCCCTGGGGAATGTGTCCCCAGGGCTATAAGGATGCATATTGTCTTTCATATCTTTGAAATACAAAATCGCCTTATACATATTAAACTCCTACTTCTTCAAAAGTTAAGCCGGTAAGATCGAATACCTGCTTTGTCTTATGGTCAGCATTGCTCTGGATAACAAGGAGTTTCTGATTTTTATCAGAAATCTTGAATACACCATTACGATCTGTATCGTCAATGCATTCAACCGGTTCCATTCCGGATGCGCTCGGCTGCAAACCAACCTTAAGACTTGTAACACCTGCAGCAGGGTTAGTCCATTTAAGCGCAAGGAAATATCCATCGCCGGATAATACTCCGCTCGGAGAAATACCGCCCTCCATAAACTTCAAGTTACCAGTAATTTTATTGCCGGTAACCGTTACATTTTCCTGGAAATCGCCAGGTGTCTTGTCTGACCAAGGATATGTGGTGTCATTGTTGTCAGACGATACAGTAACACCATTAATAGGGTTTGCATCCACCGTAATGATGGCAACACCATCGGCATATTCATACCAGAGTTTCATTCCCTTAAGAGCAAATGACTCACCAACAGCGGTGCCATAGTTGCCCTGGGCATGGAAACCGATTAAGTTTGTCTCGCCATCGGTTGTGTAAACAAGACCAAGTTTTGCAAACTCTGTTGACGGATCCACATAGTAAAGAACCATGTTGTCAGCAGGAATAGCAATAACCTTGCCCTCTTCGATTTCCGATGAGAGAATCATTGTTGTTGCGCCAAGGAAGTTCTGAACATAGTCAATTCCGAAAAGGCTCTGAATTGAAATGTTAGCAGCACCAAGATACTTATACGCATCAACAGTATTTACGAAAACTGTGATTGCGGATACATTCTTGCGCATTCTTTTGAATTTATCCTTAACTCTACCGATAGCCATTGATACAGCCATCTGCCAAGTTGCTTCGTTGCTTGTGATAGCATAAGTATCATCCTGGAGTAAAGTATAGAAATCTTCCATAACTTCAACCTGGAGTTCGTTAAGGAACGCATCGTCTGTCTTTTGAACAGCAACTTCAGCACCATACTTGTCAACATCTTCGATAGTTGCAGCCTTGGCATATTTCTGAAGTTTAAGATCTGCATGAACAGATTCAGCAACTGTTGTCTTGGAATAAGGGATAACGCAACCAGGATCCACATCACCGCTTTCGAGAGAAATGGATGCGGTATAAGAAACCAACTTTGTTCCGGCTTCTTTCTTAATAGGTCTTGCGATACCGAGAACTTCCTGCAGAGCCTGCCAGGATGTGCCGAATCTCGTTACGAAATCTTTTTCTCTTGCATCAATGTCTGTAAAAACATTAGGCAAACTTGATCTGGGGTTTGTTAAACTTTCAACTGCCATTTTTATTTTCCTCCATTATTCAAATAATCTTTCCAAGCATTCTGTCGCTCGGTGGTATCCTTTATTTTAAGGATTTCCTCTTTAGTCTTAACGGCTGCGCCACCATTCGAGCCAGGCGGTGTAGCGGTCTTGGCACCCTGCGTACTGTCTTTAACGATGAAATCTTCCCACTCGCTTGTTAAAGTCTTTTTCAGTTCATCGACACCCTCAATTTTTCCATCCTTATCGAGTTTCAAATTGTCGATATCGGAAACCTTTGTTACAGAATCGATTCTCTTATCAGAAATGCCGATTTCCTTTAACAATGCCTTAAATGCATTTGTCTTTTCGACTTTTGTCTTTTCAGACTCGATGCCTTTTTTGTAATCGGCAAATTCTTCCTTTATTGCCTCATACTTGACTTTGTAACTATCCTTGTTGGAATCTTCCAGATCCTTGACTTGCTTTTCCAGCTTAGTCACTTTGTCCTGTTCTGCATCAAACTTTTCGGCTTTGTCCTTATAGGTGTCTCTTTCTGCTTTGAGAGCATCTACAGTTTCTGCATGTGCATTAATAATTTCATCAACTTTGTCAGCCTCAATTCCAAGGGCTGTAAGGAACTTGCGTGTAAGTGCCATATTATTCTCCTTTTCTTACTGTACTTCGCCACACATTCTTTCGTGTTCAAAAAAGTTTATTTAACTACAAAATAGCACATTTTGTATGTTAAATCAAGATTATATATTAAATTTAGATTTAATAATAAATCTAAACTTAATTTCCTTGCAATTCATCCTTTAAATATTGTTTATATTCATCTAAATGATTTTCAATCGCAGGTTTTAAATAAGGCTGCGGCTTCATGCCGTTTGTTGTATGCCAATTCCCCTTATCATCCTGGTAACTCCAAGGTGTCGGTCTGCCGCCTCCGCCCTCGGCAAACTTGCCGGTACCAAATTCCACATAAGGAGCATATTCAACATTAGTTCCGACATATACAGTCTCATCATCCACCTGATGAGATATAGAGTTCTTCAATCGGCTTGTATCTGTCGGACACAATTCCTTAGCATATCTTTCAACAACACGACCAATTGTTTCCAGAGCCTTGGCCACAGCTTCATCTTTCGCTTGGATCACTTCAATTTTATGACTTATAACTTCTATACTCATTAATAAAGCACCTCTTCTTTATCTGTAATATAACCTAAATCATAAACTGTCTTATTTTTCTCAAGGCATTCTTTTATAATATCCGATATTTCTTTCTGAGTTCTGCCCCAAGCCATTGGTATCATTGGAAATGCTTCACCAAATTTTTCTAAATATTTATCAAAATCGCTCATTATAAAACCTCCACTATCTTTCTGTATGCATCAACAGTATTCGGCATAAATTTTTCCATCATTTCAAGTTCTTTTCCATTTGTTGTGATGGCTGAATTAACATTAGCCCAAGCCTCTTCTGCTGCCATATATTGTCTTGTAATGTCCTTAACCTTTTTTTGATTAGTTGCATCAAATCCTAAATCAGTTAATGCAGATTTAAGTTCTTTTTCACGATTATCAAATCTTTTATTATAATCTCCATTATAATACCGATCTCCATGTCCCC